TCTAGAACTACAATCCCAAGGCTGTACAAGGTGAGTCATCATTCTATCAGGCCATTCCTCTAATGGTGTATCCGCAACAAGAGCTGTAATGGGCATCCTTGCCCACATAGCCCCTCCATGAATATTTTCGTCATCTGTATCATCACTTTCACAACCTGTAAAAATAACCTGAAAACTTAAACAACGGTCTGGAATCGTGGTAACTGCAATCGCCATAGCGTGAAGATATTCCCCACGGTATTTTTCATGGTTATGTGTAAACTCTCTTCGCACCCAACAATGAAAATGAGGAATGTTGCTTTGTAAATATGCCATTACCTAGCTCTGCCACCTTTAGCAAAACCTTTCTTTCTCATACCGCCTTTAGCAAAACCTTTCTTTCTCATACCGCCTTTAGCATAACCTTTCTTTTTCATCATGCCGCCGCCCATCATCTTTTTACGGGTCCCGCCTTTTGTTTTCATCATGCCGCCGCCCATCTTTTTAACGACTTTTTTCTTACGGGTTCCGCCTTTTGTCTTCATACGAGTTCCGCCTTTTTTCTTCATAGCCATAATATAAAATCCTTCTTATACTAATTTTGTTGTGTGCCTAACATTTCCAGCGTTTTCTAGCTTGTCTTAAACGACTATTAGGATCTTTAGCTGCTTTAGGAAACTTCTTCATTTGCCCTGCAGAACGAGCGCAAAATGACTTACGCCTATTAGCAGCCTTACTTCCGGGTTTTACTTTACCTGTAACAGCGGTTTGTAATTTACTGCCGGGGTTTTTATGGCGATACGCAGCTACCCCAGCTCTAGTCATACCTGCACCAGACTTAGTAGGACGGAAGTTCTTTTTATTCCTTGCGGGCATATTATCGGGTTTACGTACGCTACCCCCAGATTTGTAGTATGTCCGCATGAAATTATCCTACATAAAATACCGTCATAGATGATAAGTGTGTCTGAGTATAAACAACGTATCCACCATCAACAAATAATATACCGTCATCAGGAATATCTGGATACTGTGTGGTATTTGCAGAAGCTACAGTATTAAACTGCATACGAATACCGCCAGTAGCAGAACCTTCTCTAAACGTAATAGTACCTGCTGTGCCAGTATTTACTGCGTATAAACCACGAAGCCGCATACGCCCTCTAAACATAGGTGCAGCAATAGATGTACCAGAACCAGCACTAACATTACCAGCAGGATTACCAACAGCCGCAATAGCTGTTATAGTAGTAAAAAAGGTAGATCCTGTTGCCGTGCCAGAATCTGCTCCAGTAATAGATTCGGTTACAGCAGTTCCTGTTTCATCAGTACCTGTAGCTGTAAACGATATACCAGAGTCATCACCAGCACTAAGAATAGTGATGTTTCTAGGTTCATCAAAAGTAACTGCGCCACCAGAAGCAAGAGCGCCTCCGATAACTAAACTAGCATTATTGCCAACAGATGCTGCTGTTGAGATACCATCAGGATCTGCAGTTGCAGCTTCTACAAATGTAGATTGGATGTCAGAAGACATAGTTTACTCCTCTCTACGCAATTTGAACGTATTCAATAATAAATGTAAAAGAGCCAGCCGTTGTTGCGTCCACAGTGTTTGTAATATTACAATAAATAGTTCTTTCCGCTGATGTGTATTGAACGGAAGCAGGTGCAGTTGTTGCATCTTGAGTTTGAAGAACCAAAGAAGTAGTGGTCACGTTACCTATAACAACGGTAGTGCCGCCATCTAAGATCTCATCAGTTTGAGCTGCAACAATTTGAGCGCCAGAACTAGAAGTTCCAACTTCATATCCAATATCACCAGTTCCAATAACAGGAGCTGTAGCGCAGAATATTTTAATGTCAGTAATAATTGTATTCGCAGGTTGTGTAAACTCGCCAATAGCTGGGCTGTCACCAGCCGTAGTGTTAACAGTAACGCCAGTAGCGAAACCAACGTGCTTGACGTATTTATTTGTTACAATTCCAGTAGAAGCAACATCAAAAGTGGTAGTTTCAATACCTGTTCCAGATGCTGTGTTAATTACTTCAAAACCGTTCTGCGAACGAACGGGTCCGTTAAACGTAGTATTAGCCATGTGTATCTCCTGTCTTGGCTAGTGTCAGCCGCACAACGCGACTGTCAGGGGTAATTTGTTATACAATAAAAAAAGGGGGGTATCAAGTACCCCCCTCTTAATATTTAGTTTATGCTCCGGGTGAGCCAAAGACCCCAAGAGGGTCAGAGACACCAAACGAATAACGCTCACGTGCCTTGTAGCGACTGTTGCCCGTATCAAAGTCAGCATCCATAGATGTCTGCATTGCAGTACGAGTAAAGTGCTTCAAGCCATTTGGTACATCAGTCATAAGGAACCAAGCATCTGTATCCGTCAGATAATGGTTGATCGCATACCCTTCAGGAATAGCACCGTTATTCTTGAGAGCATTGAGATCATTATCCGCTGTGTTTACACGTCCTTCGGTTTCTAACAACCGTGTAGCAACGAATTGCAACGCGGATGGGATAACAAGTTTTCTAGGACGAGCGGCAATAAGCAAACCACGTTCATCTGTCCAAGCACCAATCTGGATAACGGCGGCTTCAAGAGAAGTCTCGTTAAGATCAGCAGCAACAGAAGGTGTGTTTGAGTTAGTACCACCTGAAACAAGTGGGTGAGCTGTAGAACAAAGTGCCACACCATCCCCATAAGTTGTTGAGAAGGCATCATTAAGGATAGCCGCCCCTTTAACTTGTTTCGTGTAAGCCATAGCGCGGGCAAGAGCTTTAGTATAACGAGCGGACAGAGAGTCATACAAGTTATCTTCAACTGCTTCCTCAGTAACTGAGAAGCCCATTGCAACGGTTTCGTGCGTGTAACGAGCTGTCCATGCTTCCTGTGCATTGTCATATTCGATGGCAGAGCCTTCGTCTTTGACTGGTGCAGCAGAGAAACCGGAAAGTTTCGTTTCTTCTTCAAAAGAACGGTCAGAAGACTCTGATTCGAATATCTCCTTATGTTCTTCACCATACTTAGCATACTCTAAACCAAACAGAGCATTAAGACCGGGAAGAAGTTCTTTAAGTAGTTGGGCGCGTGAAATAGCCATTGTCTATACCTCCTACAGTCCAACAGGGTTACGATAAGCGTGTCCGCCTATGAACACGTTACTACCATTGTCAGTATGGGCGCTGTAGATAACAAGCACTTCTTGAAAGGTATCAGTACCAGTAGCAGTGCTGTCAACCACATCAATTATCTGAAATGGTAGTGTTGAAGTTGTAGCAACACTATTATTGATAGCTAGCTTAGATCGCCCATTAGCAGTATTTAATGTATTGCTAATGATTGAAGCCTTGTTACCAATAACGGTTCTTCCTAGTGTTGCCATTGTTGTGCCTGAAGAACATATAGCGGCTTTTAGTACAACGTCAGGGTCATCAACAACAAATGCTTCAATATCACTAGCAACAATGCTGCCCGGATACTGATTGTTGAATGTAGTCTGACCGCTGTTTGGGTCTGTATAACTGCAACCCATAAAAACACCTAGCGTTCCAGTAGCTGGAAAAGCTGTAGTGCTTCCGTCACGTTCAATAGTTCCATCATTCACACGCTTGACTAAATCGCCTTTTCCGATAGCTGTACCGTAGTTACTAGCAATCTTCATGGAGCGAGTAGCACCTGCGAATGAACGACCACCAATCAAACCGACTGGTATTAGCCCATAAGGGGCATCAATAGTTGGATAAGCCATAGCTTATAACTCCCAAGTCAAAAGATTAAGATCCATTACCAAAAGTGACCTTCGATTTCCGATCATTAAAGAGCGGCATCCGAGGATCGTTTTCTCGCATAAGGTTGTTATCAACTGAAGCAATTTGCGCTTTACTTTGTTTAGTAAAATAATCGGTACGCTCTTCAACTAATTCTTTTGGAGCTTTGCAAAGCATTAACCCTCCGATTACAACATTATCAGCGAACTTTTCTTGTTCGATAGTAACTAGTGTAATCTCTGGATGGTCTGATGCCTTAACAGGCTCCCAACCTTCACGTAATTTTGAGGAAACATTAGTGGCATCAACTTGACCTAATGTAGCTACACGAATCCAATGAAATTCATAACCCGGCTCGGGAGTAGGTGAGGGAAGCACCTCGGGGCGCTGCCAAGCTCGTTTACGGGTCGTTTTTTCTCTAGTCGTCTGCTCACGGTTAATTCTGTTATCAGCCATTTGCGTCTTTCCTCATTTCAATTGCAACCTGTTTGGCGTAGTCTTCAAGGGGAACTCCTAAACGCTTTGCTAGGTTTACTTGTGTTTGCGTTAGTACAATCTTTTTAGGAGAAGTACTCCGCGTAGCGGGTGCAACCACATTGGCCTGACGTTTCGGCGTTACCTTTTCTTCTTCAGTATCCTCAAATTCTTCTGGGAATACTTTACGCATACGAGCATCAATAGTCTCGTAGTATTCGTCACTTTGTAGGTCCATACCTTGTTTGGCAAGTTTATTATGCAGTCCCAGTACGTAACTTGTCATTTCATCGTCTGAACCAAACCAAGGATTAGCCTTGGCCCATTCGTTAGCACGTTCATCAACCTGCACTGGGGCAGGTTGCGTACTAACTTCTTTTACAGTAGTTTCTTCTTCCTGTAAAGAAGGTAATTGAATGTTATTTAAGCGATCAGATTTAATCTTAGCAGTTGTTAACTTTTCTTGCGCTTCTACTAGTGCATCTGTATCACCTGCTTCATGCGCTTCTTTGTACTCACGTTTAGCTATTTCTAGCTCAGAATCAGCACTGCGCTTTGCTTGATCTAAAAGAACAGTTTGGTTTTTAGTCTGTGAACTTTTTAACCCTTTGTTCTCTTCTATTAGTTTTTGAGCATACCGTTCAAGCTCTTCTCGTTCACGAAGAGCTGTTTCTTTTGCGCGGCGCTCATCATGGTATCCTTTACTAAAGTGTTTGATTCTATTGCGAACTTTATCAGAATAATCTTCAAGCTCTTCATCAGTAACTTCTTCAGGGGGTTCGGAAACTTTACGCCCTCTATCTGCTTTAGGCATATCATCAACAACTTCAACCTCAAAATCATCAGATTTAGATTCATCTTCTGTTGATTTTTTATTAGGAGATTTAACATCCATAGCACTAGAGGCTTCAATTTCTATAGCTGATGACTTTTCTGTATCATCAGGTTCTGGAAAACTAAATTCAACTTTCTCAAAAGGCATATCTTATCTCCTATACATTGCAAATACCACGAGGATCAGGGATAACTGCCTCAATGGAATCGTCATTCATTAATCGAAACTCTTTACCATTAACCTTAAAACGAGTGCCTGTATTCATACGAAACATAACGTAATCTCCTACTTTACACCAAGGACCACTAGGAAATCGTTCTTTGTCAGTATATGCGCTATCACCCATGTCCAGAACAACCCCCATAATAGAGAGAATATATTCACGATGCTTCTCTACATCTGTTTTAAGGAGTGAAGTACCTTGATAGGTATCTTCAATGTCTGGTAACGCTACTAGCAATCTGTACCCAGCCGGTATAGGTAGTTGAGCATCAAATTCTTCTTCGCTAGCAATAGATTGTACTGCTGTTTTAGTCATTATCTTCATCTTCCAAAAAGTTACGCGAGAGGTCATCAATATGTGAAAGTGCGGTGTCTAGACCTCGGATAACACCACATAATTCCCTATACTCAGAAAAGTCTTTTGGACTGCCGTTTGATAGGAAAGTTACTGCAGAGGAACGCTGTTCCCCGATACGTTCTTTAAGCACGTCAAAGACGGTTTTTGCCATAAGTTATATTGCTCCTTCAAGAGGGTTGGTTCTTATTAGATTCTGTTACAGCCTTGAATATATCAAGATCTAATTTATCAGACTCACGTTTAACGTCAGCATCAATACCTGCTTTAGCTTTCTGTGCGCCTACAACTATGTTTGTCTGTTCATTCTCTACTCGCTGGGCATTTATAGCTGCATCTGCAAGATCTTTCTGTGATTTACGTTGTAAATCAGCTTGCTGCAGAACAGCATCAGCTTGATCTTTCTGAGCTTTGCGTTGTACTTCTGCTTGTTTAACAGCAACTTCTTCACGCCGTAACTGAAGAACTGGATCTTGAGCCTGTTCTTGTGCTTGTTGCTGGGCAGCTTGTTGTTGATGTGCTTGTGTAAGTTGTTTACCTGCATCTGCAACGAGTTTGGCAAGTTCAACTTCAACTTCTTCAGATAGCGGTTGGTCAGGTGGTGGAAGTGGTACACCCAAGCGTTCTTCTATCTGTTTACGGTAACTAAATCCTAGATGTTCTGCTATATGAGCTTGTAAAGATGCCATAATCTGCTGTGCTTGAGGATTTTGACCAATTGACTGAGCAACCATAGGATCTTGCATAAATGCCGTATGTGTAGCGATATGAGCATCGTGATCCTGATACAAAAACGCTTTCATGGGCTTGCCTACAAGTGCAGCCATGTTTTCGCTTACTGGATCGACTGGTAGTGCATCGTCCTCTGTAGGAACAAGTTTATCTGCGTTCTTTACTCCAAGCACTTCTATCATCTGCCTGTGTAACTGAGGTAGGTCATATATTTGTGGTGCGGACTGCGCCATCTGTAAAACAGCCTGATACTGTACAACCCGTTGTGCCATAGTAGAACTGTTCGGATCACTAACAGGTATTACATCTACAGAGTCATAATCTGCTCTACGTGCGTTCATCCCCCCTCTGTATGGTTGATATGTATACTGTTCAGGTGCATATTCAGCCATGATAGCTTTGAGAAGTTTAAACTCCTGCTTCATAGCATAATGCACACGGGCTTGGACTGCGGCCATAGGCTTGAGGGTTCGCTCAAGTAGCGCCAATGTCGTACCAACGGGGGCATTGGCCGACATATCAGAGATATTCATATCACTGATAGCCCCAAGCCTACGGCCTTCTGTTGTAATCTGATTAAGAAGTTGTACAAGAACCTGTGACGGTTCCTTGTATGGAAGTGGCATAATATTGTCACGGATGCTACCAGATGGCACATCTACGTCACGCCACTCACCCGGTTCAATCGGTGTATCATCTCCTTTAATACGTAAGCCACGAGATTTAATACCACCGGGAAGGTTAGATAGAGTACCTGCGTCTACAAGTTGACGAATGAGGCTCGTACCTGCGCGAGCGTACCCACCAATAATATGAATAAGCCCAAGACCGTAGAATCCAAATCCCGGCACATATACATAGTGTACGAAGTGCTGACGCTTCTGCATAAGCGGGTCATCGGGGTTCCAGTTTCTGCGAACCGCGAGAACATTGCCAGTGCCGCGCTCAATAGTAACTACGTATGGTTTTGCAATTTCATCATCAGAATCATCTATACCTTCGATAACAAGGTCAGCGTGTATCTCATATAACGCATAGCGGTTATCATCTGTTATAGAATACCCGCCTTCTTCTGCTTTACGTTCTTCTATGTCTGTATGATATGGTTGTGGCTCATTAAGCTCCATATCCCTGTAAAACCCATTTACCTGAAGTTTTTTCAGCTCGTTCTTGGTTTTACGCATTATATGCGTAACACGTTCAGCACTTTCGACATGGGATGCGCCATAAGGCACGATAACATCTTCAGGTGGGATATAGATTGCTACCTGTCGATCTATGTTAGGATCAAAGTACACTTTCTTAAATGCAGATCCTGCAAGTCCTAAACTATATAATAAGCGTTCATGTTCAGGACGATACTCAACCATACGTTCTGTGAGTTCATAATTCATATCCGCTTTAACGCGGGCAGCAGCTTCTTCTTTTTCTTTTGTATCTTCCCCAATAATCTTGGTCTTTACTGGACCTGATGCTGGGAAAGTCTCACTCATAGTCTCCGCTTGAAACCGGATAGCCGCTTCCGCAAGCACTGTAGAATATACACCACACGCGCCTTCCCACGGCTCACTGCGCTCCTCATATTTGAAACCAAGGACATCCAATCCTTTAACGAACGCATCCGCCCAGTCCTTGCGAGAATCAATGTCAGCATCTACTGCTCCTACTAAGTCATCAGATAATCCTTCAAGTACGCCTTCATCAAGCGACTCTGCCAAGTTAGCATCGAAAGCGTCACTACTACTTCCCGTCTGTCCGGGGATTAGTGTAACTTCAACGCTACCGTCATCCAGAGTAACCATATCTGGATTTACGATTTCAATTTCCAAACTTTCTCCAACAGACTCTTTATCTTCTTCAGGTAGAGGTGTTAATGCTTTTTCAATAGCCATGATATATCCTAATAATAGCCGCCTTGCCGAGATTTAAAATACTGTATTTCTTCTGGTTCGTCTGAAGGTAAACGTATAAACCCACCTTGTCTAAACCTCATAAGAGCCATAACCGTAGAGTCAACCAAGTCATCATGGCTCATAAAAGGAAATCCAGCAATTTCTTCTACAACTTCTTCTGCCCACCGAGTAGAGGGTATCCATACTAACTCAGAAGCTACAATATCAGCAACAGAGTTTAATCGTGCAAGTTTATCCCCTGATCCTCTATGTGGAGTATACTCCTGTACTGGAAGCCCCATCCTACGCATCTCTTGGTATAGAGCAGTACCAGAACTTTTCTTCTCAACAATGAAAGAATCTGGCTCCCACGTTTCGTATTCTTCAAAAGCCAAAGCCTTCAGTTCGGGAAACTCCATACGTTTCTTAATACTGTTTAGCAGTATTATGTTATGAATACCAGTCTCTTCGTTCAAGAAAACACCCCACGTGGTAAGTGCTGTGTAGTCAGCACGGTTGTGAGACTCTGCTGCAGCATCAAGGGACATGATAATATATTCACACATGGGAGCTTCTTTATCACCCCATTTCTGCCACCATTCCCGTTTTACGATAGATGCTTCTTCTGCTGTAGGTTCCTGCTGATACTGTGCGTTCCATTGAAATGAAGGCATAGATGCTTTAGTTCGCATAAGTGCGTCAAGATCAAAAAACTCAGGCCATAACGGTTTCTCAGTATATCCAGAGCCTTTCTTATTAGCTACTTCAAGTATAGCAGGAAACTCAACTATGTCGTACTGGTCAGCCATATCATTCTGTGCCATATCCGTAACAACACGCCCTGTTAAGTCATCCATATGCCAACGAGTTTGTATGATTGCTACACGCCCACCCGGCATCAGACGAGTACGAGCGCCGTATGTAAACCACTCATAAGCCTTCTCAAATACTTCAAAGTTACCGTTAATAACATCTTGTTCCGAATGAGGGTCATCAATAAGCAGTAAATCAGCTCCACGACCCGCGATAGATGATCCAATACCACACGCATAGTATTCTCCACCCGTATTTGTGTTCCATCTACCGGCAGACTTGGAGTCTACAGCTAAAGCTACCGTAGGAAATATAGCTTTGTATTCATCCGTAGAGATCAAATTACGTACTTTACGACCAAAATCTACCGCTAAATCAGTGGTGTGGGACACCATCATCACTTTTTTATTGGGGTTACGCCCTAAAAACCACGCTGGGAAGAATATAGATACCAACTGGGACTTACCATGTCGTGGTGGGATGTTAACACATATACGGTTTTTCTTGCCTTCTGCTATATCCATAAGCATATCTGCAAGAATCCTGTGGTGCTTACCTACTATATAATCAGGCTGCATACGTTTACAGAACTCTATGAGATCGTTATA